TCTGACGAAGACTAACGCAACGCGGGGCGTAACCGCGCAGGTGTAAAAACATGGCGGAAGTACAACAGGAAGAGCCGCGCAATGCTGCTCAACTGCCTGACCCTAAGGGTTATAAGGTTCTGATCGCTCTCCCAAACCCTGATGAAACCTTCGAATCGGGGATCGTCAAAGCAAAAGCCACTATGGACGACGAAGAGATTGGCTCAATTGTTGGGTTCGTTCTCAAAGTTGGTCCCGATGCATATAAGGATGAAAAGCGATTCCCCTCTGGAGCCTACTGCAAGGAAGGCGACTGGGTGATGATGCGATCCTTCTCGGGCACCCGCTTTAAAGTCCACGGTAAAGAGTTCCGTTTAATCAACGACGACTCTGTTGAAGCTGTTGTCGAAGACCCACGGGGGATTGTGAAGCTATGAGCGAAGCAGAAGATTTCCAAGAAGAAGCGGATATCCTCGCCACTCCTCAGGAGATTAAAAGCTCCAAGGGCCTTAAGCCCCAAGAGACGGAGCTTGAGATCGAGATCGAGGACGACGAGCCGAAGCCGGCTCCTAAAGCGGAAGCTGAAGGTGACGACGAGGACGATGACGAGCTAGAGAACTATTCTGAGCGCGTACAGAAGCGGATCAAGAAGCTAACCTACGAGCGCCGGGAAGAAGCGCGTCGCCGGGAGCAGATTGAACGCGAGCGTGATGAGGCGTTGCGTGTGGCGCAACACGTTCAGAGCCAGCTCGGAGAGCGAGACCAGCTCATTCAGCGTGGTCAGGCGGCGCTTGTTGCTGAGATCAAGCAGCGCGCCCAGATCGCCCTAGAGAGCGCCAAGTCCCGTTATCGTCAGGCCTATGATACTGGGGACCCCGATAAGATTATTGAGGCGCAGGACGTTCTTAATAAGGCGCAGTTTGAACTCCGCGAGGCGGATAATTACGAGCGTCAATTACAGAACCGCCCCCCGGCGCAAACTCCGCAACAATATCAGCAGCCGCAGCCTCAGGCTCGCAAACCTGATCCGAAAGCCCAATCTTGGGCAGACCGGAATAAAGGCTGGTTTAATTCTCCGGAACATCCGGATATGACGGCTACTGCCTACGGTATTCATGAGAAGTTAGTTAGGGGTGGTGTTGACCCGACTTCTGATCAATACTATGAGACAATTGATGCAGAGATGCATAAACGCTTCCCCGAATATTTCGGTGAGCAGATTGATATCGCAGACGAAGAACCGCCAACGCGTCAGGCTCCTCGTCGAGCGCAGACCCCACCCGTAGCGCCAAGTGCGCGTAATAACGGGAGCCGGTCCAGTAAAGTGACTTTGACGCGCACACAAGTGGCTATCGCAAAACGGCTCGGTCTTACGAACGAGCAATATGCGAACCAGATGCTAAAGGACGCCCAGCGATGACTAGCGAGCGCACACCCCGTACCCGCGACACTCGACAAGAGCAGGCGCGCACTCCCGACAAATGGGTCCCGCAGGGTATGCTTCCAGTGCCTGACCCCCAAGATGGATGGGTCTTCCGTTGGATTCGCACCTCTGCCCGAGGGAATTCGGACAACTCTAATGTTTCGAAGAAGTTTCGTGAGGGCTGGCGTCCAGTGAATGGTTCCGACCATCCAGAGCTTTATGCTCAAAGCGATCTAGATAGCCGCTATCCAGATGGCATTGAGATCGGAGGGCTTCTTCTTTGCAAGTGCCCCGCCGAGATGATGAAGCAACGCCAAGACCACTACAGCAAGCTTTCCGAGAGACAGTTAGCGTCCGTTGACCAAGACTACATGCGTCAGGGAGATCCTCGTATGCCTCTGCATGCGCCAGAACGGCGTACAGAGACTTCATTCGGTCCCCGCGTTAGTCGGGGAGATTCCTGATCATATAGGAGTTTTAAACAATGGCGACGACTGCCGCTCCGTATGGTGCTCGTCCGGTTGATACTCTTGCTGCTACGGGTTTCGTAAACAAAATCCGTCAGATCAAGATTGCTTCCGGGTACGGCACCGCAATCTTTTACGGTGATTTCGTCAAGCTGGTTAACACCGGCACTGTCGAAAAAGACACCGGCACGACGACCCTTACCCCGGTCGGCATTTTTGTTGGGTGCTTCTACACGGACCCCAACAGCAAGCAGCCGACCTACAGCCAGTACTGGCCGGCAAGCACTGTGGCATCCGATGCGGTTGCCTATGTGATTGACGACCCGTCTGTTGTGTTCCAAATGCAAGCTGACGACACGCTCGCTCAGACTGCCCTTGGCAACAACGCGGCTGTGGTCCAAACCGCTGGTTCGACTTCGATCGGCAACAGCAAGAACGCTCTTGATGCTGACTCGATTGCGACGACCAACACCCTCCCCGTGCGGATTCTCGGATTCGTTGACGGCCCGGACAGCGCTGTGGGCGATGCCTACACCGATGTTCTGTGCAAGTTCAACGCCGGGCATCAGTACGTCAACACAACCGGCGTATAAGGAGTCTGAGTAATGGCGATTTCACGCGCTCAAATGCTGAAGGAACTCCTGCCGGGGCTTAACGCTCTTTTCGGTCTGGAGTATGAGAAGTACGAAGACGAGCACACCATGATCTACGAGACGGAGACCTCCGAGCGTAGCTTCGAAGAAGAAGTGAAGCTTGCTGGGTTCTCGGCTGCTCCCGTCAAGAGCGAAGGCGCTGGCGTGTCCTTCGACTCCGCACAGGAGACCTTCACGGCTCGCTACGATCACGAGACGATCTCTCTGGCGTTCTCCATCACCGAAGAGGCGATGGAAGACAACCTGTACGATACGCTCTCGGCTCGTTACACCAAGGCTCTGGCTCGTTCCATGGCCTACACCAAGCAGGTTAAGGCGGCGTCCCGTCTGAACACCGGCTTCACGTCGTACAACTCTGGCGACGGCGTGACCCTGTTCAGCACGTCTCACCCCCTTGCCTCTGGTGGTACCAACAGCAACCGCCCCACAGTGGCGGCTGACCTCAACGAGACCTCTCTTGAGCAAGCCATCATCGACATTGCTGCCTACGAAGACGAGAAGGGCCTGCTGATCTCGGCTCGCCCCGTGCGTCTCATCGTTCCCCCGGCGCTGATGTTCACCGCTGACCGTCTCTTGGAGACCACTCTCCGCACGAGCACGGCAGACAACGACATCAACGCTATCCGGAACATGGGTGCAATTCCGGACGGCTACGCTGTCAACCACTACCTCACGGACACGGAAGCGTGGTTCCTTATCACCGACGTGCCCAACGGTATGAAGCACTTCGAGCGGTCTCCCATGACCACCTCGATGGACGGTGACTTCAACACCGGCAACGTGCGTTACCGCGCTCGCGAGCGTTACAGCTTCGGCGTGAGTGATCCACTTGGTATCTACGGCTCGCCCGGCGCGGCCTAAGGTACTGCTTAGGGCCCCTTCGGGGGCCCTTTTTTTTGCCTGAAGAATCAATCAGTAATTTGATCTGTTTAAACCGATCGTGTAAAAGCAGTCTTTAAGCCTCTCTTGGGGGAGAGAATCGATGCCGCTTCCGGGTTATTATCCGAAAGAGCTACTCAAGTACTGCGTGTCTGATCAGGAAAAAGAGTACGTTATCGCTGTGATCAACAGCGGCGGGCTGAAGTCTGCCGCGTCCAATGTAGGGAAGAGCTACAACACCGTTCGAAACGCTGTTGAGAGGGTAAAGACCCGAGCAGCCAAGATGGGCTTTGCGCCAGAATACGGTTTAAACAATCCCGCACCTGCGCCATTCCTTGTGAAGGGCACAAGTACCCTCTATGACGAGGAAGGCAAGCCCCGAATGCAATGGGTCAAGACTGGGATAGATGGCGCCCAGCTTGAGCAGATGGTGAATGATTTCATAGATGCATCAAAAGAAAACATCCCCAAAGAGAAGCCAGTCAAACCTCCCGCCAAAGACATCTCCAACAACTGCATCAACTGCCACATCATCACCGACTACCACTTTGGCCAGTACAGTTGGTCTGAGGAAACAAGACAGGGAGACTGGGACGTAAGCATTGCAGAAGAGCGTCTGATCAACTGGTTCAAGTACGCCATAGCCGCAGCGCCTCCAGCAGAAGGTGCAGTCCTGTGCTTCCTCGGGGACGACCTGCACCAAGACGGAATGGAAAACCTCACCCCAGCTTCAAAACATATCCTTGATTCTGACTCGCGCTTTTCGAAGGTTATTAGGCTCTGGATCAGGGTCAGGCGCCGCATCAACGCCATGCTCCTCGCCAAGTACAACTGGGTTCACGTCATAGAGGCAGAGGGTAATCACAACCCCGTATCGAGCATCTGGATGCGTGAGTGGCTATCTGCTCTCTATGAGAACGAGCCAAGGTTGACGGTCGATACCTCCGTCGATCCCTACTATTGCTACGAATGGGGAGATACCAGCTTGTTCTTCCACCACGGACACAAGCGCCGCCCAAGCAATATCGACGATGTCTTTGTCGCCAAGTTCCGGGAGGTCTTTGGGAGAACCAAACACAGCTACGGACACATGGGACACCTGCATCATAGGGATGTCAAAGAGACATCATTGATGACCATCGAACAGCACAGAACTCTCGCAGAATCAGATAGTTACGCCAGCAGACACGGGTTTATTAGCGGACAAGAAGCCCAAGTAATTACCTACCATAAGAAGCATGGTGAGGTGTCTCGTTTAGTTGTAAGCCCCAGCCTTGTTGAGGAAGCTTGTGCTTAAAGGCTATGGGGCGTATAAAGAAAGCTAATCCCTGACAGATATACCTATATCTGACACTAGCCAAGACAGGAGATTCCCATGGCTAACACTACGTTCAAAGGCCCCGTCCGCTCCGAAGGCGGTTTCCAGTCCGTTACCAAGAATGCCACCACTGGCGCTGTCACCGTGCAGTCCACCTTTGGCAATGACGTGACCGTTGGCGGCGACCTCGACGCGCAAGGCACGGCTAACATCTTTGTGGTTCCGACCTCTGATCCCGGCGTTGCTGGTGCTCTTTGGAATAACGCTGGAACCCTTTCGGTCTCTGCGGGCTAAGGGCTAGATCATGGCTGACGCAGTCACCTCTCAGACCATCATTGATGGCGAGAGAACTGCCGTGATGAAGTTCACCAATGTCAGCGATGGCACTGGTGAATCTGCAGTCACGAAGGTTGATGTCTCGGCGCTCTCAACGAATCGCTTGGGAGCGCCCTGCGCGTCTGTACAGATCAACAAGGTCTGGTATGTGACGGCAGGGATGGGCGTCA